ATAAATCCATTAAGACCTTTTACCATAAGATATGATCACTCTGCTTCTGGAGTAAACATGGATAATTTACACGCACGATTGATTTTTGCTTTATGTGGTGAATTTACTAATGGTACAACAAGTAATGTGATAACAGCTAAAGTTCAGTAAAATGATAAAAAATATATTAGAAATGCTAGAGCTTGTGAAAGACGACACCAAAAATTTAGGTGAGTTATCCAAGATAGCATTAGGCAAAAATAAAATTCCAAAAACCTTTAAAGAGGCAATAAAATTAACATTATTAAATTATGGCTGAACAGATAAAAGTTGAATTAATTGCCGAGGTAAAAAAAGCCAGGGGTTCCATCAACGAATTAGGGTTACAAGTTGAAGACCTTAAAGACGAAATAAAAAATTTCGGCAAAGAATCTGAAAAAACTACTAAAAAAACATCCAAAGGGTTTGCAGCTTTAAAAAAGGGCGTTGGAGCCGTTGGAGGCGCTCTTAAAGGACTATTAGTTGGCGGGCTTGCGCTTATTGTCGCTGGATTTGCAACGCTTTTAGAGGGGCTAAGAAATAATCAAGCGGTCATGGATGGGCTGGCGGTTGTTATGAAAACCGTTCAAGGTGTTGCGGCCCAAGTTGCTTCGGTCTTTGTTGACATGTTTAAAAAAGTGTCAGAGCTCACGGGGGGTTTTGACGCTTTGCAAAAAGTAATTGGCGGAGCTTTTACAATTTCAATAAACTTAGTGATCGGAGCTGTACAGGGTTTAATATTAGGCGTAAAAAATGCTCAATTAGCATGGGAAACGTCCTTTTTTGGGCAAAAAGACCCGGACACAATTATCAAGCTAGGTAATGAAATTGAAGCGCTAGAGTTAAAGCTTACAAAAACTGGTGAAAATTTAAGCAATGCAGGCAAACAGATAAGCGACAATTTTGGTGAAGCTGTGAATGAGGTTGGACAATTGGCCAAAGGCATAAGCGAGGCAACACAAAAGGCCATTGAAGAGGTAGATGTTGAAGCTGCAAAATCTCGAGCAAAAAGAATTGTTGAGCTTGAAAATGAGGCAAAAATAGCAATTGCGGAAAACGATAAACTGCAATTTCAGTATCAAAGAGACGCAGAGTTACAAAGGCAAATTAGAGACGACGTCTCTAAAAGTTTAGAGGACAGAACTAAAGCAAATGATGAACTTTTAATTGTATTAAAAGAACAAGAAAAACTTCAAAAAGCAAATGCACAAATACAAATTAATTTAGCAACCGAACGGCTTGCAGCTGATAAAAATAACATTGATAATAAAGTTGCTTTAATAGAGGCAGAAAAAAACTATGCTGACGTCTTAGAAAATATTACTGGATTTATGTCAGAACAGGACGTCAATAGGGTTGGTTTACAAATTGAGGAGCTTGATTTGATAAAAAGCCAAACTGAGGCCCAAAATGCTCGCATGATTACACAAAGAGAATTTGCGGCAGAGCAGGAAATGGACAGTCTTAAAAGATTAGACATGTTAATTGAGTCCGCTAACCTTGAAAATAAAATTGAAACAGAGCGATTGCAAGCAAACATCGATAATTATGAAAAAGGCACACAGGCCCGAATTGACGCAGAACAGGCCTATGCTGATTTTAAGGTGCAAAATGATCAAAAAATTGAGCAGTTAGAAAAACAATCTAGTGAGGAGAAAATAAAATTAGATAATGATGTTTTAAATGCAAAATTAGACACAGCACAGCAAGCACTGTCTTTGATTGGTAATATAGCAGGCGAAGGAAGCAAAATTGCAAAAGCCGCAGCAATAGGTCAAGCCACTGTTGCCGGCGTGCAATCAACAATTGAAGCTTATAAAACCGCGGCGGCTTCACCTATCACAACAGTTTTTCCAGCTTACCCTGTAATTCAAGCGGCTTTAGCGGCTGGATTTGCAGCAACTAATATTTCAAAAATAAAATCGACTAACATGAGTGGTGGTGGTGGCAGTATTGCGGCAGCTGTGCCCTCTGCCCCCCCTGCTTTTAATGTTGTCGGCTCTTCGCCTGTGAATCAATTGGCTGAAACCATAGGTGGTGAAAGTCAGAAACCAATTAAAGCTTTTGTGACTTCTGGAGACGTTACAACAGCGCAATCACTAGACAGAAATATAATAGAAAATGCATCAATCGGATAAATATGAAAATAATAGAATTAATACTTGACGAAGAAAACGAAGAAAACGGAATTACAGCTATTTCAGTAGTCGAAAACCCTGCAATTGAAGAAGACTTTGTTGCTCTTAAAAACCAAAAAGTAAAGTTTGCAGAACAGGACAAAGAAAAGCGAATCTTAATGGGCGCTGCTCTTATTCCTAACAAACCGATATTTCGTAAAAATGAAGAAGACGAATACTACATATACTTTTCAAAAGATACTGTCAGAAAAGCCTCTGAGTTGTTCTTTATTAAAGGCAATCAGTCTGAAGCTACTCTCGAGCATAAAGTAGCACTAGAAGGCCTTACAATTGTAGAGAGTTGGATTGTAGAAAGCGAACAAGATAAGTCAAGACATTACGGAATGAATGTACCAATGGGAACTTGGATGGTGTCAATGAAAGTCAACTCAGATGAGGTCTGGAATGATTATATCCGTACAAAAAAAGTACGCGGTTTTTCCATAGAAGCATATTTCTCTGAAAAATTTACTGAGAGGCCAAATGATAAAACTATAGTTGAGCAAGCTAAGGCCGAAAAATATATTGAAAAAATTAGCGAAATTTTGAAAAATGTTTAAAAAAAAACAAACAAAAACAGTGTCTCGAACTTCGCCAAAAGGTGGAAAGCGCGGATGTTTATGTGCTGACCGTAAAACATATGATTCAAAGTGTTGTAATGGTAGTATGCACGCCCAAGGGATAGGGGATACAAATACTTAGATAAATCTGACCTGTTTAGCTTTCCTATTGCGTTTTATATATATAACATTTTAATAAATGAAAGCGATAGAAATAGTTGAACAAATAAAAGACATCTTAGGGATTGAGTTAACTAAGCAAGAGGTAAAACTAGCTACCATGAAGCTAGATAACGGAACGGAGGTTTTTTCTGAGTTATTTGAAAAAGACAATGAGATTTTTATAGTAGGTGACGACGGCAGCAAGATAAGTATGCCAGTCGGCGATTATACCATGGAGGATTCTCGCATTTTGACTGTAAAAACTGAGGGCATAATTGACGAAATCAAAGAAGCCGAGGCAGCTGAAGAGGTTGTTGAAGAGCCAGTCGAGGAACAAGTTGAGGCTGAAGCTGAAGAAACAAAAGTGAAATCAAAGACTGAATCAACACAAGTGGTTTATGCTACTAAAGAAGAANTAGACTCTCTAGTTACTAAAATTGAGGAAATCAAAACTTTATTAGAAAACCAAAAAGAAGAAATAAAAGATGTTGAGTTNNCAGCTGAGGTAGTTGAGCCAATAGCTCACAACCCAGAAGCTACGACTGAAATCAAAAATCAAAAATCAAAAAATAATAATTCTCAAATAAGCAGAATTAGAGAAATGATTTACAACCAATAAAAAACAAAAAATGTCAGATTATAACCATACGTCTAACGACGTTATTAGAGCACGAGTCTCTCAAAACACAATTAGTGGCTCAGTAGCCATAAGAGTAAACCAAGCCGGACAGGAATTTAATATTGCAACAGACGCATTAACAATTACACTTCCTAAAATTGAAGCTGATAATATAGGAATGGAATTTCTTTTTAGAAATACAGGTGCAGACGCAAACAACATTATTACTCTAAGTCCAAACGCCGCCGATGCTTTTCACGGAACAGTTGCGGCTGTGCAAGCAAGCGGAACACTTGATAAGGATTGGATTAATACAAAGGCCACAGCATTAAAGGGCGACTGGGTTAAAATAAAAGCTATTGCATTGACTGACTGGTATATTACCGGCGGAGACGGTGTTTGGGCTAGTCAATCGTAATAATTAATAAATAAAAAAAAAAAAAATGAAAGTAGATTTAGGTACTACAATGAATATTAATTCCAGTTACAGCGGAAAGGCGAGTGCTGGATATTTGTCGGCGGCTTTATTGGCTGGAAAAACTCTCTCTAGTAATGTTGTTGACATAAGAGACAACATTGCATATAAAGAAGTCATACAAGTTTTGTCATCTGACGCTAATTTAATTAAGCCAGGATCATGCGATTTTAGCCCGAGCGGCACTTTGACGGAAAGCGAAATTACATTGACTCCGGCTGAAATTATGGTAAATCTTGAAGTTTGCGCAAAAAATTTCCGCAGTTCTTGGGAAAGTTTACAAATGAAGGGCATTAATTCAAAATTGCCACAATCATTTGGACAGTTTATTTTAGAGCATGTAGTTTTGAAAACTGCCGCAGCAATGGAAACCGCTGTTTGGCAGGGAACACAGGCTGGAGATATCCCCTTTGATGGATTTGAGGTTCTAGCTAATGCGTCGGCGGCGGCTGGCACTGGTGTGACTTTAGTTGCAAAGGCGGCCGTGACGGCAAGTAATGTGACAACCGAGCTTGGAAAATTAGTTACAAATTGCCCAGACACAATTTACGGCTCAGAGGACGTTTTCCTATATCTACCCACAGCCATATATAAAAATTATGTGACTAGCCTCGGAGGTTTCGGCGCTGCCGGGACTTCAAACGTGACAAGTGGTTTTGAAGACAAAGGGCAAATGTGGTACAGAAACCAACAGGAACTTTATTTTGATGGCATACCTGTTGTACACTGCCCAGGAATGACGAGCACAGATGCAATTTTGACAACAAAATCAAATTTGATTTTTGGCACGTCCCTTTATTCGGATTTAAATAACGTCAGTATAATTGATCAAGGGCCAATCACAGGAAGCCAGAATTCTAGGGTAATCCTTAGAGGTAGTGCCGGCGTCGCGTTGGGGATTAAAGAAGAAATAGTTCTTTACTCTTAATATTAACCAATTTTTAGGGGGGTAAAACCCCCTAACTATTTAAAAATCAAATACTTATGGCATGTTTAGTTACTAAGGGAAGATTAATAAATTGTAATGACACCCAGGGCGGAATATCTTCAATTTTTATTACCAATGGAGTTGCTCCATATGGTGCGCTCACTATTTCGTCAGATGCTATTTCTGACATGGCTGGAACTTTTACGGCGTTCCGTTACGACGTCAATGGCGCAGGAAATAGCTTTACAACAACCGCGACAACCTCAAAAGATACAGGAACCACATTTTACAGCACTGTTTTGACGATCACTTTGCCAAAATTATCAAAAAGTGACACGGCTGAATTAAAATTGATGGCTTTTGGTCGTAATTCAATAGTTGTCCAAGACAGGAATTTAAATGCTTTTTTATTAGGTAAAGAAAATGGAGTCACAGTAACCTCAATTACCCATTCAACGGGAGATTCAAGGGGTGACATGTCTGGCTCTGTGATTGAGTTCTTATCTGAAGAGACAAGTGCTCCAGACTTTATCAACGGAGCAACAGCGGTTTCTCCATTTGCTGGAATGAGTAGTGCCACCCCTACAATAACAGTCGGTACTAACTCTTAAAAATTGTGTTTTGTTTATGGGCGTATGCTTATGGCTACGTCCTACAAAACGCATAAAAAAAAAATTATGAAAAAAACAGGATACATATTTAAATCATTGAACGGCAACGAATTTAAAAATGTAAGTGAAAAGGAAGTATTAAAAACATTAAACAAAGAGCAGTTTATTGCTCTGCAAAACAATAAAATTTACAACGTAGAAAAAGGGACTTTTAAAACTGAGTAAATGCAAATATTAGACAGAACACAGGCAAACAATACACTTAATATAATCCCCAGAAGCTACGAGCCAACAGGTGCAGCTATTTTCAAAATTATTGTGAAAAATGAAGAGCAAAATACAGAGGTTCACAATACGACTGTGACAAGTTTTACAGCCTTAAAGTATTATTATACATACACCGCAAACTTGGGATTTGATACAACTAAAGATTTAACGTATTTATTAGAAATAACAGACACAATACAAAGTTCAGTAATTTTTAGAGACAAAATATTTGCAACCGACCAGGCAATCAGTACATATTCGGCAAACACCGGAAAATTTGTTAGTAATACAACTGATTCTAATGATTATTTAGTTTATGAATAGTGATTTTCACATATTAAATTTAAGCAGCTATCAAACCCCTGAAATATTTGAAAGCCCAAATACTGAATGGGTCGGTTACGGTGAAGACAATGCTTTTTATACCGAAATAATAGAGGCCTTCTTAAATTCGCCAACGACAAACAGTATTATTACATCTGTTGTCGGTCAAATTTTTGGGCGGGGGTTCTCTGCATTAGATGCTAGCAGAAAACCGAATGAATTTGCTTCTTTTAAAGCTTTGTTTAAAGCAAAAGATTTAAAACGTATTTGCTTAGATTATAAACTTTTGGGAGAGGCTGCAATACAAGTCACTTACAACGGTAAAAAAGTACAAACGGTCTCACATTTTAACAGGGAAACTTTAAGAGCTGAAAAATGCGATGCTAAGGGCAAAATAAACGCATATTTTTATCACCCAAAATGGAACGAATACAAAGAAGGCGATAAACTAACCAGAATTCCAGTATTTGGCTCTGGAGCATCCAACGAAATTTATATTATAAGACGGCATATTCCGTCAATGCATTATTACAGCCCTAGTGATTGGGTCTCAGCTTTAAATTACTCAAAATTAGAGTGCGAAATTTCGCAATACCTTGTTAATGAGGTAGTTAGCTCCTTTTCTGGCACAAAATTAGTGAGTTTTACAAATGGTGTTCCAACACAGGAAAAACAGCAAATGATTAAGTCAGAAATTTTAAACAAATTAACTGGCGCAAACGGTGAAAAAGTGCTTGTGTCTTTTACTGACTCACCAGAAAATAAAACAACAATTGAAGATATTTCTGTCAGTGATGCGGCTGACGTTTATTCATATATTAGTGAAGAGGCAACAAAAAAACTGCTTTTGGCCAATCGAATCACCTCACCTTTACTTGTAGGCATTAGAGACGGAAACAGCGGACTAGGAAGCAATGCTGAAGAAATTAAAAACGCACACAATTTGTTTGATAATCTTATTATAAAACCTTATCAAAACGATATAATTGATGCAATTGACGAAATATTAGCAGTGAATGGCATTTCTTTAAAAATATATGTACAAACATTGACTCCAATTGAGTTTACTGAAGAAACCCTAGTAACTAAAGAACAAAAAGAAGAAGAAACTGGGCAAAAATTATCACTTGCAATTCAAATAGATGGCCGAAATGCGTATGAAACAAAGGAGGAGGCGGAGGCAGTAGCAAAAACAATGAATTGCAAAGGCTATCACGAGCATGAATATGAGGGTGAAGTGTATTACATGCCATGTGAAAGCCATGAATTAAAAGAACCTTGTTGGGATGGCTATGAATTGAGAGGTTTCAAAAAAGACAAAAACGGTAAAAAAGTTCCCAACTGTGTGCCAATTAACGCTAGTAAAGAAACTCCAGAGATGAGCGAAGAGCTTGTTGAGCAAATACTAGGGTCACTTAAGGGTGAAACGATGGAAAACTATGAGCTAGTCGATCAAAGGGCATACAGTGAAAATAATAAAGATTTTGCACAAATTGAACTTGCTCAAGTTGACGTTGTAAAATCAAAACCTAGCAATGAGAGCCGACTAGATAAAGGCGTTTATAAAGTTAGGTATTCATATGAAGGCAATAAAGACCCGCAAAGAGAGTTTTGCAAAGCTATGATGTCCAGGACTGCCAAAGGTGTTGTATATAGATTAGAGGACATTGATAAGGCTTCCGTTGAGGGAGTAAATGGAAGTTTTGCACATAGCGGAGGCAGCTACGATTTATTNAAGTGGAAAGGCGGGCCNTTTTGTAAACATTTTTTTGAGGAAAGACTCTATAAATTAAAGAAAAAAGGCGGCAAATATGTAGAAGACAAAGCGCTATCAAGCAGCGACGAGGTAGGCACAATACCAAAAAGCTACATGCCAACACCTGTGGGCCATAAGTTAGCGCCTAAGCCGCCTAATAAAATGAAGAATAAAGGAAAATACCCAACTTAATATGAGCCAAGTTTTATTTTGTACAAAAGAAGACATTATTCGCCGTTCGCCAATTTTAAACGGTGATATTGACGCGGACAAAATTATCCCTGCGCTGCACATATCCCAAACTCAATATTTACGCGAAATTATTGGGACGGATTTATACAATTATTATGATGCGGCCATTAGGGCACTCCTGGCACGCCAATTCCTGCAAATCACAAAAACTTACTTGACGATTTTATAAAACCAATTTTAATTCATTTATGTACAGCGGAATTTTTAAAAAGCGGTTCTTTTTTGGTAAGTAACAAAGGTATTTTTAAAACAAGTTCTGAAAATTCAGAAGCTGCTAGTTCTGAAGATGTTAAAGAATTGGTACAAATTGAAAGGGACAGGGCGCAAAGCTACACAGAACGATTCCTGGATCACATGGCTTTTAATGCTTCAGCTAATTTTCCAGAGTGGTATTCAAACTCTAATGAGGACGTTTCACCTAATTATGAATCATATACAATCGACTTGGTTTTATGAGTTTTGGAGCGATATATTGCGAAAGTTGGTGGGGTTCTGGAATAGGTTCTGACGGATGGGGTAAAGTTTACCCAATAGCAACTTGCAGCGGAATTACGGCAGACACAACAAATATAAAAGCAGACACAATTTTAGTGACTGCGGATAATGGATAAAAAAAAATAAATAAATAATGGCTAAAACAACTTTTTCTACAGGAACAGACCCAAATGACGGAACAGGTTCACCCCTACGCACGGCGTTTAATGCAATAATTGCAAACGAAGACGAGCTTTATGAAGGGGCAAATATAACAGCAACCGCACCAATACAAAAAGCGTCAGTTGCTGATACTTCAATTACTATTTCTTTAGC